CTACTATCTCCGATAAATGCCGACACCCAACGAGTTGCATTACTGCTTGCCTGTGTTCTTGCATCTAATATTTCTACACTATATGCACCAACAGATGACCGACCAGTTTTAATATCAAATTCCCCATTTTGACCGCGCGGAATACGCATATAAGGAGCATATCCTGCTAAACTACCCGAAGGGAGTGTAGTGATTTGGAATGCTTCGCTATGTGATGCTCCTGCTGCGGGAGTGAGAGATGTGGAACTGGTTGTGAAGGCAGTTCCATTTATTATTCTCATTCTATATGCGAGCGACATTTTAATACCCGTCGTAAGCTGTGCTACTATTTCTTATTACAATACGAATAGTTCTGGTTCCATCTGGTTCTAATGCGTGAGCGCCGTTGATTGGTTCGACCAAATAGGAAAGAACATATGATGCTTGGTCTTTATTTGGATAATATCTAAATTGGTTCTTTTGTCTTGCCCATTCTAAAAAGGCACGAACCCCTGTGGTTCCGTCCCAACCAGTTCTGGTAGGATTAGTGCTATCACTTGTAGGGATCCAACGAATATCCCCTTCTAATATATAATTGGTATTTATGACCCATGCATCTTCGGTTCCACTTTCTACTTGTAAGAACTGCGAACCATCGAATGCACTACTATAAGATGCCCAATTGTCTAATGGGTAGCCAACATTCAGCGTATTTGCGAAACTTGCTCCCCAAGTTATTTTTGGTATTCTATAAATTCCCATATTATGCGCCCACCATTCTTACGCGTCTATTTGATACTGTTTCCATAGCTGATACGAACGAGCGTTGTGTTTCTGGATTACTCATATCTAACAATCCACCTTGTACTACAATTGTTAGTGGCTGTTGTGTAGTAAAATTATTTTGTCCTAATTGACTATTATTAAATGCACCACCATTAGCCCCAATACCACCAGCTCCTGCTCCACCAACTGCTCGTGAGGCAATACCAGCTGCGGCAGATGCTGCAAAGTGTTGTGCTGCTGACTTAAAAAATCCAGGAGCACTTGGTGCTGTTAGTGGATTAGCTGCTGCCGCAAATGCTTTACCTAATGCACCCAATCCTTCAACAAGATTTTGTCGTCCTAATGCTTGTAATATACCAGCAATAGATTTTCTTGCACCTTGTCCAAATGCTTTGAAAGCATTATCACCACTCATAATACCATCTATCATACTATCAAATCCATCAGCAATACCATAAACTATTGGTTCAATAGTTTTCATTCTTTCTTCAGCACTTTCGGTTGCCTTCTTTGCTGCTTCATTATCTTGTTCTATTCCGGCAGTTACTGCTGCAGTTAATTTGTTTATATCATTAGCAATTAAATCATTAACTACCTTTCTTGACTGCTCACGTGCTGCCATCAAATCTTCTAATTCTTTAATGAATAATTCGTATTTACGCTGACTAGCTTTTACTGCTAATTGTATTTCGTAATTGAATTCGTCTGTTTGTTGTTTTCTTCGTAGTTCATATTGTTTATTTTCATCATCATTAATCTTTTTACGAAGTGCAGCAATAGCAGAAACTCTTGCAGTTTCCGCATCAGTTACATCGGCTTGTAATTTAGTAATCTCTTCTTGTGTTTTTCTTTCTTTTTGTGCAACCCCCAATGCGTTTTGTGCAACAACTAATGCAGTTTCTGCTTGTCGTACACGTTCTTCAGCACCACGACCACCTATTTCTGCTTCTTGCATACGAAGATTTGCTTGACTTCCTCGTAATCGTGCTTGTGCATTTTCTAAGCCAGTACTAATTGTATTACCAATATTATTAATATCTGTTTGTATTTGATTTTGTCTATCTTGTAGTGATAATCCAAATCCAAATAATCGTCCATCACTACCTAACCAAAACTTTCTCCATCCACTTTCACTTTCTTCACCCAACAATCTCAATTCTTGTCGCAATCTATCAAGTTTAACTTGATCTGCATTACCTTGTATTTTTGCAATACTATCGGCAAGTTTTTCATTTATCTCTTTTGTTTTTTCAGCAGCATCAAAATAACTTTTGGTAATCATTATGATTGCACCGAAACCAGCAAGATAAGCTGCACCAGCAAGACCACCAGGTGCAAAATCTGCTAATGCATCTGCAACACGACCTAATGGACCAGGTAAAGATGCGGCTTGCGCACCCATACCTCGTAATGCACCATCTAATTTATTTATACCTTTTGAATTTGTTTCAACAGATACACGCATGCGTTCAAATGCACCACGTATTCCATTTAACTCTGCTGATGCTTTATCTCTTACGCCAATTTCTACTTCGGTCTTTGCTGCCATAGATTATTCCTTATGATTTTGTTACACCGTAGGTGGCGAGTTGTTGTAATTGATTAAATCGTTTTTTACTTTGTGGTGTAGAAACACCTTGCGAAAATACACTTCCTTCCATAACTGTAAATACATCCTTTGCTTCTAATGCAGGTATTTGCTGTGATAAGTAATAGAAATGCCAGTATCCTATTTCACCATCTTTGAATGTATCATTACCATAATGTTTTATGAATAATGCTATATCGTAATATAAATCTCTTTCTATTACTTTTCTATGAGAAGGCTTGACCCGTTTAAAAGCTTCATCAAACGGATCAGGCTCTTTCTCATCTGCTACTTCGTCTGCAACAAAAAAACATCAACTAACTTTGTTATAAATTCATTATCACTATCCAATACTTCATCTACTGGTAGATTTAATGCCGTTGCAAGTTTTTCTATTGCTGCAATATAAGCTATTTCTTTTTCATCAAGAGTTAGATTATCTGCAAAACTATTTCGTAAATCTCTTTGTATTGCAATATAATTCTTAAAACTCAAAGGTTTCACCGAATATTGTTTGCCATTTAACTCTACCTTTACAGGTTCAGTTGCTTTAATAAATCTCTCTGTACTCATATAAACCTCTTATTAGTTGTATGTGATTGTAATATCATTTGCCCCGTTTAATGACGATGGCTTGATTGTTAATTCACTTGTTGATACTGCACCATCTTCTCCATTACTGATGCCGATGATTTGGCAGGTTGGTAATGAAATAGTAAGCTTATTACCTGTTACTGAACCGATGGTGAATGATGTTGCAAATTGTGTTCCATTTCTTTGAAGTTCGTAAATATCAAATGATGAACTTGCTGGTGTTTCGATTGTGGTTGCGAAAGTCATATCGCGGCGACCACTTGCAAAACCTGCGTGTGCGTCTGTTTGATTGATATTCACTCTTGGGTTGATTTCACGACCAAGAGTTAAGGTAAATCCACGAACGATTGCAGTTCCAAATGAACCAAGAGCTAATGCGATATTTTCTGTCTTTGGTGGAACTGTGGTGTTATAGTTGATTGTTGCAACATTTGCGTCAATAACTGAACCCGACATAAGAGCCGAAATATCAAATGTATATGTTGCTGGACTTGCACCATCACTTGCTAATGTAAAGGTTCCAATACCACCAACTGCGGTGTATTGTTCTTCACGAGCAAATAATCTTACTGCAACACTACTATCTGCATTACCAACTGCTTCTGGTTGATAGGTCCATGCACCTGCATTATATGATGCAGAAAAACCACATGCTTGTAATAATGCATGCACATCTGGTGGTGTTGTTGAGGTTGAGGTATATGCTGAACCACTACCACGAGCTTCCATTACAAGGTTGATTTCTGCAAATCGACCTGTTGGTGATACGAATGGTTGCGCACCTGCTGTTGATGGTGAGTTTGGTCTTGCACCATCATTTACATAATTGATTGCCAAAGTTGGCAATTCACTAACTTGGACGGCATGGGTGGTTGTATTAAATGCACTTGCAGTAGCGTAAGTTGTTTCCTTCTGTGCAAGAACCCCATACCCGATGACTGACTTAAAGGACATTTCTGTTCTCCTATGGGTTTGTATCTCTAACTCTAAATGTTATGAGTAGAGAAGATAAAATATTAACATCTTGGTCTTGATTAACTACGCGAGGAGTTTGACGAATAGTGCTCATCTCTATGATTTGCACATTCCCATCTACTCTTGCAGCAGAGTTTTCATTCTTCGACCACTGCCTAAGGCATTGCATCACACAATTTAATGTTTTATAACTCTGATCAATCCCTGTGTGCGTGGAAGTAACTTTATTCCAATATGAGATTGCCAAAGTAATTTCTACATCCCGAATAGATGTTCTTATTTCAGGCATCAAGAAATTTACATCTTCTGCTAAAGAAACCATTAATACTGGAAATACAGATGGTTCACCACCCGCAGTCATCCAATAATCTGTTGTTTCTGTATATGCACCAGCAATAGTTGGTAAGCTACCACTATTGAGATATACATTTACACCATAGGTGTTGTTTGTTAAAGCGGATTTAACTAATCCTATTGTTTCACTAATCATTAGCAACTACCTGGTGGATCGCACTCGTCATTGAATGCGTTTATTTTAGTTAAATATATTTCACAGTTCTCACCATCACCAGTCAATAAGATATGACGAACGGTAAATGATTGGTCGCCGATTTGTATAATATTTTGTTTATCTTTTGGTATCTTGGTTGCGATATTTCGTAGAACAGTAAGACGGAACATATTTTCGACCCATTCTACACCACGATCATCTTGGATGAGTTGTGATTGCTGATCTAAAATACCATTAAAGTAGAATGGTTCATCCTCTATCGTTATGCGGCATTCTTGACCCGCTAAACTCATCATTCTTTCTAATCCAAAGTTCCATAAGGTCATGTGTTTTAATCTCTGGGATACGGGTTTGATAAAGGGAACCACTACTCTTTATATAAATATCTTTGATTATATCAATATTGTGTTTCATACCTATTTCTTACAAAACAAAAAGGGACGGGCGATGACCGCCCGCCCCCAGTTGTTATGTTCTTGTAATTACTGTTTTATTAGACAGTAATGTTATTCCACTTGACGATTGATGCTGGCTGACGGACTACTGTATCAGCGAACATTTCCAAGTTAAGAACAGTTTGACCTGTTTGCAACTTGGTTAAATCATCACGCTTGATTTCTACTGCACCGAATGTTGCTGCGGTGACCTTACTGAAATCACCTGCTAATGCAACAGCCTTACCACCAATCTTACTCAAATATCCAGTACGGAATACTTGGTTTCCAGCTTGGATGATGTCGAGGATACTCATGCCTGAACCAGCACCGAATGCTTGGGTTGAGAACATTTGTGAATATACATCGTGGTCAACAACAAATACTGCACTATCAACACTTGCGTTGTTCTTTGCAATTTGAGTAAGCATTGCACTTGCTGATGCCAAAGCCATCGAACCAGAAAGGTTTAATGAACTGATGTTTGAGTCATATTGAATACCGGTCATGTTGTTTGCACCAGTTCCAGAGAATGATTGACTATCGAAGATACGAACTGATTCTGCGAGAAGATCGTTGTAGAGTTCTGCTTCGAAATCGTATGTTCCGTTTAACTTACCAAGTAAGTTACTGAATACATAACGAGCACCGATACGCTTTGGAGTCCAGTTCTTCAAACCAACTGTTACTTCACCTTCTGTGATTGAGCCTGTTTCTGCAAACATAGTTGCAACAGTTGGTGAGGTATAGAATGGCATTGAACTTACATCGTTAAGTGAAACGATTTGACCGCCGATGCGTGAAAGTAATGCACCTTCACGGAGGCTTTCTTCGAAGGTTAAGAATACCTTACCAGTCAAGTTTGCACCGGTGTTGCCATATGCTGTGCCATCACGGGTTACGCGTGACTTAATCATAGGAACATTAGTTGGAAGGTAAAGTGTTCCTGGGGTGATTGCACGACCTGCTGAACGAGCTTGATCTACGCCGCGTTCTGCAAGTTCTGAATTATCACCACGGAGCCAAGAACGAACTGCACCAGCAAATTCTGGTGTTTCTTCCTTCTTGATGTGAATTGCTGGGCCTGAAACCTTCGATGAGTTTGACTTGGTTTCGAGGATTTCTAATGCTACTGCTTCTGCTGTGCGACCTTCCTTGATCCAGGTTGCGAGGTCAGCAGTTCTTTCGTACTTCGCAGCTAATTCTGCGAGGCGAACTGTGTTGTCGGCTCCGTTTGTAGAGCCATTTTCTGTGTTGCTCATGGTTTCTCCTGAGTTTGAGCGTGAGTTGGCTTTTGGAGCCGATTTCTTAATAACCTTTTCTTCTTCTTGTGTTGCTTCACCTTCTGATGTTTCCATCGAAGGGTTCATATACCCTTCTTTTTCTTCCATCATAGTTTCTTCCATCATACCTTCTTCTGCTGGTATTTCAATTTCTACTTCTGTTTCTGGCTTGACTTCTTCTGCTACTTCTTCTAAGTCATCTGCTAATGATTGGAGAAGAGTAAGTTTTTCTTCTTCTGTTAATGTTCCAACCATATCCATGACTGCGCCAAAATCGCGTTTCTTCATGTCTACTTCCTCTTGTTGTGGTTGTTCTTCACTTCTACCGATGCCTGCTTTGATATAATCAGCAGGGGTAGTAACCACGCTGATTTCGTATAATGTCCATTTAGTTGCGACATATTGTGGAATATCATCAATCATTTCTGCTTCACGCATTTCGTTGATTTCATATCCAATAGAAATACTCTTTAATATACCATCTTTAATATCGGCTGCAATTTGTCTTGCTAAATCACTATTCTTACTTAAACGAACAATTGCTCGTAATTGACCTGGTACTAACCAGACCTTTTCTACAATACCGATATATTCATCGTTCTTATGATTGTATAAAAGAGGAACTGCACCTGCAGCTACTCTTTCATAATCGACCGCTTCCTTTGTATGCAATAATGTTTCATATCCAAACTGACGGCGATATGGCACATCACTTGATGCAGCAATCTCAATCCGCAATCCAGCTTCTGTTTCTTCTGGATTACCGATTTCTAATGTGCGGTGCGACCTATTATTTAATAAAGTTTTTATATCCATACAAATAATAAATAGTATTAACTTTTGTAAAAGCTAATCAATCTTGGGCTTGCTCTGCTTCTTCTTGGGCTTGGGACGCGGCGAGCTGTTCTGCGTCATTTGCCGTAACGACAAGTCCTGCGGCTTCTGCGTTTGCTGTATCAACTGCTTTTGGGTCGCCTGGGGTAATATTGACCCCATACTTTTCGATTTCGGCTTCTTCGAGAGCAAGTTGCTTAATGTTCTCCATAAAGTCACCGCCCAATTCTGCACAGATTTGAGTGCGTGTGAATAATCCATTATTGATCCCTTCTATATAAGCCCGCATGTCCTTTGACGGGTCAATTGTTGAGTGTCTTGTACCACGGAAATTTACATCGAAATAGTTTGATGCATCCATAGATGGAAGCTTGACCGCTCCATACAATAATGCACTCTCAATCCATTTCTTATATACCTTAAAATGTAAGTTCTTAATTAACCATCTTTGGATTTGTTGGAAATGTTCTCTTTCGACAATAGAACTGAAACGAACATTTGCACTATTGCCTTGGCTTGGGTCTGCGGTTAAAGTTGCATAAGAGATAAACAATCCAGCAGCAATACTCTTTAAATACTGATTAGTTGTTTGCTCAAATGCTTGATTTGGAAATTGTAAGTTTAATGCCTTTAAATCCTTTCCGTGGTCCAGTTCTAATATTTGACTATATGCCAAATTGATTTCTGGTGCCTTGTATTGAGGAACCACCGCATTACTTACTGCCACATCATCCACACCAACTGGGTCTGGTTCTGTGTTAGTCATCACAAACGGCGTTGTGGCAGCGATGGATGCTGCTTGTAAATGTGCTTCCAGATATTGATTTAATCGGGACACAGTATTTAATACGGAGGTTGTCCATGGTAAAGAACGAACTGCACCAGGAATATCATTATCAAAGATATGTAAAACTTCTTCTGCTGGTACTCGTTCTCTTATTCTTGGGATTTGTGTAATATCACTTGGTAATCTATTCCAGATATGATAAGCAACTGGGCGACCACGCTTATCAAACTCAATACCCATAATGATTACACGATCACTTTCCCCAAGAACTGTATTGTAATTAATATCTAATAATGTTGGGTCAAGAACTTGTAAAGCAAATCCGTATTTATTTACATCCTTACCTGTGACGAAACGAAGCAATGCTTCCCCATCACGAGCAATAGTTCTTACAACCATTTGTTCGACCTCATTAAAGGTCTTGGTTGTATCATAGGTTGCTTCTTTTGCCCAATCCATCCAGGCCTTTTTGATTGTAGTATTGACCCGTTCTGCTAACTTACCAGTTGGACCTGTAATAACTGGTTCTATTTTTAAGCCATCTTGCCCAACGACGAATACAGAGATGACCTCCATATAGCGTTGGAGGAATGGATCAATCTGGCAAAGGTGGCGAGAGAGGTCACGGGTTCTTTCTAAACTATATAATAAATCTTGATTGACCGAAGCAAAGATGCCACGACGAAATGCAATATCAATCGTGGGTGCTGGTAATCGGGACTTTTGTAGATTGGTTTTTGGGTCGCGGGAAGCAGGAACAGAACTCTTTTGTTCTACTGGCTTTCTACGGAAAAATATATCGGTGAATTTAGCCATTAGATACGAACCTCCAATTGTTTGATGCCGGACTTACCAAGTCGTGCATTTACCAGTGCTCGTTTTTCACTATCCCAGAACGAGCGTTCTTTTAAGAGGTCTGCTCTATTCATTAAACTAATGGAACGACCTGCAATAGAAATACTTTCTGCTGCTTCCCCTGTAGAGAGTTGATTTAATAATGCCTTCTCGATCAACTCAATCATACGATTGCAGAGTGCTTCCTTACTTGCTTGTATTGCGTAGTTTGCTTGCACATTTATAACACCACTTTCTACGGTGAATGCCATAGAAGCACTATTCATACGAATAGCGTAGTTATACACTCCACCTTTTAGGTATTGTCCCTGCGTTGCTGATATGGTGTATAGGAAACCATCTTCTACATAGTTTGGGTCAGTAGATGGTGTTGAGATTGCCCCACTAACTGATAAGTTAGTTGGTCCCATAAAATATAAAACAGATGTGTAATCGCTACTTGGGTAATCGTCGTATTTTTGAGTAAATCTTACCGTGTCGCCGGCAATGAAATCTTGTATCATTTATTTATCCCCATAGGGTTCTCATAATAAATAGACAATAAAAATCTAAAAATGTATTATTGTTTCCTATTTTATACGAAAAGTCCCCACATTTCTGCGGGGACTTTTTGTTTATATCTTTAACTTTATATTCCTTGCATACTTTTCTATTGCCTGTTCCAACTTATCATCGTCATAATATTCTGTTGGTGGATATTCCTTTTCTTCCTTTTTATTCTTTGGAACATACCAGTGCCCAAACTCAGCGTGCCACTTATAATCTTTACCATTACCAGTCCAAATCATAAAGTAAGGAGTTTTATTACCTTCATATTTCTTAAAGTGGATGACCTCACCACCATTAGGTGCTGGTTCTCTACCGACAACTTTGATGCCACATTCCTTTGCCTTTGCAATAAACCACTTTGTCTTATAGGGAGCCAAATAAGTTGTTAGGTTCATTTTAGTTGTCCTCTATTACTTTTTTAGTTTTGATTTGATAAGTGAAATCAGTTTCTTTTCATCGTTAATATTCTCAATCTCCCTGAAAAAAATATTCTTTTTTACATCATCAAGGCTAATTGTATAGGGTGCTTCTGGATCTATCCAGTTGTAACATTTCTCACCAAACATCGCCTCCATAACAGGATTTGGTCGGTAGTTATACATTAGTAATACACATTCTTTTTGTGCTGTGCTTATCATATTAGTTGTCCTCGTCGTCCTGGAGCAGGTTCTCCCGCACCTGCCAGGCATAGTTGTTGTCGTTATACCAACTAATCAAATCACTATCGTCAATCATACAAATATAATCACCCGCATCACTTGGTGTAAAATAAGACCACTTACGATTGCTATGGTCGGTTCCAGTTTCCATAAGAAACCAGCCCTCCTCATGCTCAACCCACATAAGAAATGTTCCACTATCAAATACGATAATATCCCGTATGTCTGCTTCCATATACTCAATCAATCTCTCTTCCATCTTCTCGCGGTCTGCCATTTGTGTCTCCTATTAGGAGGTGGTGTTGTGATACAACCTCGTGTCGTATCAACATAGTGTAATCTAATAGTATGGAACGGAAAAGTCAAGACCCTAACATTAGGATTTCGTTAGGATTGTAATATAAAGTATTTATCTATTAAATGGTATTTATCTACGGAATATACTAAATCCCGTATTCTTTGCTTGGTGTAATCGTATTCCAGGTTTATACTGGGCAGGTTGTTGTTGGACTTGGGGTTGTCCGTCCTCACTCTCTATAAGAGTTTCGGGTTCCAAAGCTGCCACCTTCTTTGCTAAATCATCAAGTTTAGAAAATACCTCTGGTCCAAGAGCGACTAATGCGGCATAGGCATATACGAAGCAGTCCAGAGCTTCGACACGATCTCTTACTGCTTTCCACATACCAATTCTTTTTGGTCCCTTATACTCATAAACTTTCTTTTCACCAGTCAATTGATAAAGAGTTTCTTTATCCAAATATCGTTCTTGTTCTATTCTCTTGGGATAGGAGATTGGTAAATGCACATAGTTTTCCCCAGGGTCAGGGTTATTGAGTAGAGTTGCAATATGGTCTTTTGCTGGATTAACACCAACACGGAAATAGAGTTGCCCACTTTCTTTATAGAACTTTGCTTGCTTCTCTAATATACCTGACCCATAGTTTGCATCACCTTTCACCGCCATAATGCTTCTGTTCGCATGGTCTATTTGTTTGAGGTCACGAACATAACGAGCCACACGATTTGCATTATAACCAGAGTCGATTGCAATAGAACGAATACCAATCTTTGCTCCGTGTATTGTCGTATATCTTTCATTTAATAGGAAATTGGTTAGTTCCTGGAATACAATATTCTTGTTGGTGTCACCCTCAAACAATCTAAAATCTATGAGATAGCATTCATCACTCTTACCGAAACCCCAAACATAACACTCGATACGATTGACCTGAATATCCACTCCACAGGTTAGGACACCAACTCCATTACATAACT